TTTTTTCCTTACTACCGAAAAACTTTAAGTTTCAAAAAATCCGTGATTTTCTGTCATTTTTCCGCCCATTGTCTGCCAATCCGCTTTGGAATAGTCCGTAAACGCATCAGGACGGTCGTAGTGACGATAGATGCCTTGCTGCTCTAGGTGCGTCTTATGGCTGTGGCACTCGCGGCATAGGCTCTGATAGACGTTGTGCATGAATGCTTGAAAGCCGATATGGTTCCACGGGAATACGTGGTCAACATCAGTGGCAAGACAGATCCGCCCTTGTGTCTTGCAGGACTGGCAAAGTGGCTGGGTGCTAAGTTGGCGTTGTCTTAGTCTCTTCCATTTTAATGAATTATATTGCTTAATTTTTAAGCGCGTTGATTCATTGTTAAAGGAATTCTTGCCTCCATGATCTATACAATAAGTGTTTACTTTTGATCTTAAATTATTACACCTTAATTCAGAACATTTGTTATAAATTGGGATGGATGGCATAAGGTTTTTTATACTTTTCATCTAAAATCTTTGGCACTGCATTATTCCAACTTATCCTGTGATGTAATCTTTTATCAGTTCTGCCCATTAAGTCAATCTTGCAACAACTAGGTGCGGCCATAACACTATAGAAAGACTTTACATAAGTGCCATATGCTTTATAGGCATCTGTGTTTCCACCAGTGTTTGATTGTGTTGCAAGTTGTGTTAACGATATGTTTGATACTTGGAAAAATAGCTTTCCTACTTTTCCCTGTGTCAAATATGTATTTACATCGTCATTCATTCTTCCAATAAAAAGTATGTCTTGAAGTGGGTCTTTATTTACTTTAAATAAAAAAGTATTCATCGCTTTTCTTTTAAATGTATTGTGTTTCAAAGCACCTAAACCACCAATAAAGTCACCGCCTTGCGCAAAAGCTATAGTATTCGCTTTTGTTATATCTAAACATTCGATCATTGCATTTAATATTTTATCAAGATTCTTGATTTGTATACCTCTTAATGAATCCTTTTCTGCAAACCTATATTGGAATTGAGTGTAATCATCCTCGTATTCAAAAAAATACTCTAAATCTAATTTTCTGGCTATGTCATAGCAAGCGTTTCTTGCATATACGATAACCTTGTTTCCATCAAAGTTATCCATTATGTCAAACTTATGTTTGTAATCACCTTTGTTAAATACAATTACTTCATTTTTGTATTTCTCCTTGTATTGATTAAGTGTCTTATCTTCATCGTCAACAATAATAAAGATTTTTCCTGTGTAACCTTGCTTTCGCAAAGTTTGATAGGTTATTACATTGTCTGGCCTTCCGTTAGAAAGAATAAAAACAGCTATTTTTTTACTTGCTTTCATTTTTAATTTTATTGCTGCTGTAATTGTGTTTTCTTTTAAGATAAACGATTTCTTTAGCTAATTCCTCAATTTTGTCTTTGAGTTCCCAATCTTCACTTTTATGATCTTCACCAAGAAAATAAACGTCATAATCTAAAGAGACAAAAATATCTTTGTCTTTTTCTATATTTTCATACGGGATTACTTCATCAACCCATTTAACAGCCCGCAGCTGCATATATCTTTCATAAATTGATTGTTGTGGATTTTTATAATTTGGACTGCAATGCAATCCTACAATCAAAAAATCACAATGTTTTTTTGCTTCTTCTAAAGACAAAACATGCCCAGAGTGCAAAATGTCTGCAACCATTGGGAAGAATCCTATTTTCATTTTTTCAACCTTTAAATTACCTAAATTTGGTTTATATGCCTTACAGTTCTTAATATGTAAATCATAGTACGCTTTATGTAATTGAACTTTTGGAAAGTTGAAACAAAATAACAACATTTTAATAGTGCCACTATGAGCCACTATCAAAATTTTCTTGTTTTTATGCTTTTTTTCTATTTCATTTATAAAATCTTTAACTCTTAAAAAAAATTGTTTTTTGCTTTCTATGCTAAATTTTTTTAAAAATTTACTGTCTTCACTTTTTAATAAATTTTCACTATTTAAATGCTTTCCTTCAAGTAAGCCTTTATTAATCTCCATCAACCTACGATCATAAAAAATCTTTGTATTCTTATGATGCAATAATATGCTAAATGCTGTTGATTTAGCTCGCTTTAAAGTGGAACATAAACATAGATCGTAATGTTCGTTTTTTAATTCTATAGCTATTTTTTTTGCTTGTTTAAAACCTGTGTAATTAAGTGGTATATCAAACTGCCCATGCATTATTCCATTTTTATTCCAAAATGTTTGCCCATGTCTAACGAACGTATATTCGTTATTCATCTTCCGCAATATCAAACATTTCGTTTATTTCTTCTGTTAATTTAACGAATCCATTTTCAATAGCTTTATTAAAATCTATAATCACTAGGGCATTGCATTCCATGAGTTCTTGACATTCTTTTGATGAATGTGCGTAAAAATTAGCAATTTTTTCATAATTAAAAACAATATGCCGTGAAGCTGCTTTCATTAAAAATGTTTTTTCTTTTTCATTTATATTACTTTGTTGTATCGATGTAATTAAATCTATAGCTTTTTCTTCATTATATAAATCTTCTAATAATGGCTTTTCCCCACTTGGTTCATAAGTAGGAACATCAATGCTTTGCGAATAAATACTTTCTAATTTTTCGCTTACTAATTCCTTTAACTCTTTAGCATTAAATCCTAACAAATCAATATCAAACCCAAATTCTTTTAATTCAGTGATTTCAAGTCCTAATACTTCCTCATCCCAACCAGCATTCAGCGCAAGTTTATTATCTGAAATTATATAAGCGCGTTTCTGAATATCTGTCATATGAGACAGTTCAATCGTGGGAATGTCAGTCTGCCCTAACACTCTTGCAGCAAGCACCCTGCCATGCCCTGCAATGATGCCGTTATCGCCATCCATCAACACAGGATTAGTCCAGCCGAATTCTTTAATGCTGGCGGCTATCTGCGCTACTTGAGCATCGCTGTGGGTGCGACTGTTTCGCGCATACGGGATAAGTTCGTCTATTTTCTTATATTGTATGGTGAGCATTATTCAAGAAACCTCAGTTTATAAATTGTGCCATCGGTCAAGCTGGCTATTTCGTCCACTAGATTTTGCAGTTCAGAATCTTGCGGCAGATCGGCGCGAGTAATCTTAATGTAATCGCTGATGCCGATAAGATACTCAAGAGGTGCTGGTGGCAAGGAATATTGATCTGTATAACCTTCAATCAAACCATATTTTCCTTGATACGCTTCGGCAAAAGTATCAACCAGTTCATTAAGAGCATTGTAATACTCGCCCAGTGCGCTATGCACCGAGAATGACCGAGTGCCAAGGTGCAATAGGTGCGTGTTAGTTACGGCATGGAACAAAGAAAGAACAAACTCTGCACATTTATCAGTAGTCATCTCTGCTTCCCCGCTTGCTCTAGCTACTTGCAAGGCTTGTGCTTTGTTCTGGAACGGCCCCTTGCTGCCCCACATCCAACCCTTGTCCGTTTTGCGTAGTGGCATCATTTGCTCGATAAATGTAAATGGTTTTTCGGCCCCTGCCAGCTTCGGTCTTTTTTACAGCTTCTCGACTAATTAAACCACGCCGAGATAACGAACTCAAAGTAGCAAACACAACTGTTTTGCTGCCGTTCAGTTTTTCAATAATTTCTTTTGCACTTAACGGCTGTTGAGCCACCAGTTCTAAAATCTGTTTCGTTATCATATATTGTCCTTTGTGATTTATTAAATACTAACTGTTTTATTAACTATCAACAACCTGCATTTCTTTAATGACCCAATCAACGTCCGCTGAATTACGAACAACCGCACAACATCCCGCCCACTCATTTGCAAACTTAATTTGTTCGGCGTTTTGCTTCCCTTTGCCCATTTTAATTTCGACTAACCAAGTCACCCCGCGAAACGCCACAAGTAAATCAGGGACTCCCTTCCCAATCGCGGCTAAGGACAGGACCGTGACACCGGGATAGTCTCTGAATTCTTTAACAATCTCGTTGTGGTTCCCGTCAATCCTTGCTGCTCGGCGCATTTTTTTTCCTTTTGCGTTTTGTTTCTCAGCGCACGTTTAATTCCAAGCCGAATTACGTGGTCGGCGTAACTTCCTCTGAATCCTGCGGGCATATTAACCTCTTGGTTTTTAACAATAATTCCCATTCTGTACCGTATCTTGCCTCAAATTCTCGTCGGAACGGGTGCCTGGACACCGCAATAGCGTTTCGAATGCCTGATTCGTGGTGCGTCGGGCAAAGACCGATTGTGTGCAGATGCCCTGACCTTTTGCCAGCGACCAAAATATGATGCACATGACAAGGCACGTATCCATGCTCGTTTAAGCAGACGATGCAGCCCAAGTCAGCAACAGCAGCCATCCACTTTTTCTCTTCTTTCGTCAAAATTCTACGCCTTCAGGTGCCGGTACTTTAATTCCAGCGTGGTGACTTTCGGCATTCAGCCAGTCCAGCCATTCGCTGAACCGTGTTTTCCCATACCTGCTGGTTCTCCGACCAAGCATCACCATCCCGCCATGCAGCCCCGGCGCAATTCGCGGATTTACATCGTTTTCAAAGGCCGCAGTGAGAATATCTTTCCACTCATCAGCTGAAATATCGCTGAGGATGCCGTTAATAGGCCACTGGCGCTGTTCCGACCACGCTTTGAGGATAGGCCATTGCGCGGCGTTTGCAGACGCGCTACGGCGTTCCTCGCAGACTTTGCAGATCATGGCGACATCGAGTATTTAGCTACTCGTTTTCCAGATTGGACTTTAATCATTTCGACGTTTACAGGATGCCCTTGCCGGATCAACTCACCGCATCGCTGACTCAGCGCAAAGACCCCATACCGGCTCATCGCCTCGGCCACGGTCAACTGTTCGCCGCGTTTCATCGCTTCTAAAAGCTGTTCGCATTGGTTCATTTTGCCTCCATTGTTTTACCAGCAAAGCCTTTAAAAGCGGTTTTAACAAAGTGCCTCATCCGTTTGATGTGTTGCTCAGACGTTTCGCCGTGACTGCGCTCCATGCCCCATTTGATAAGGTTCGAACGTGCTTGGTCAGCAAAATGAGTGTTGTAGTGATATTCGCAGAGCTTCGACCATCCAGTTGTTTTCAAAATCTTGTAAAGTGCTGAAGTTTTGCAACCAATGTCTGAACATTCGACATGCGCATCAGCATGGTATTGCTCTGACGTATCCGCTCGCTTCTTCCAGCCGCAGCCGCAATACCGAGCGCCATTATTGATTTCAGACTTGCATTTAGGACATTGCATTGATTTCTCCCAAGTATTGTTCAAATTTGGTTGAATTGAATAGGGTAGCTGGTCGCAGGTATTCCGACATTTTGGGGTCTTTGCCCCATTGTTCGCACTTGTTGAAAATCACTTCCCGACATTGCAAATCGGTAGCTCCCGACTTTAATCGCGCCGCTATAAGTTTAAGATTGCTGTCAACCGGCCTGTAATTGCGCTGCGTGTTCGCATTTAGGTATTCAAGTATTTCGATCGATTGGACGTAAAATTGATCTGATGCGTCGGGTTTGCCCGACAATGTATTTGACCTTTTAGTGTTTAGTGGTTCTCGGTTAGTGTTTAGGGTTATTTTGGGTTCGTGTTGGCTAACCGGTGGGTTATCGGTGGGTTTTGTTTTTGGCCTACCGCCCTTGATTCCATTGGCTTTTTGTTTTTGCAGGAATGCGTGATAAGCAACAATTTCCGCATCTGCCCGCTTGTTTCTATAACCTTCGTCGGTCAATTGAAAGAACTCATCAAGCACTACTTTTACCGTTTCAGCGGGAATTCTTAACCGACGGGAAACCAGTGGGATAGCGATGGGTATTGGCACTTCGGTGTCGTAATAAAAATCCAAAAGTCGCCGGTAAGCAATATCCTCTAACGGCGTTAAATGCGCCGTGTGCTTAAGATAATCGCCGATGTTAAATTGATAATAAAACACAAACAGTCTCCTTTGGTGCTGACCTATCGGTGACAATTCCGGAAGCCGACACCCGTTAGGGTTTGATACGGGCGATAGGCCAGCCCAAAAGAGACTGTTTCTATCGGTTTCTATGCGCTTGTCACAGCGCGAATAAATCATAAATCTTTTTTTTGTCTTTGTAAATAGATCATTTCCTGCCTTAATTCATGCCTTGCTGTCTCACCGCGCTTCTTGCCAATTTCCTCTAGATAAACCCGTTTTTCAGCATTTGGTTTTGTTAATACATGCCGAGCCTCGCACTCAAACCTCCAACACTCGCAGGATGAGCAGACAACGCGACCGTCGCGCAGCGTAACCGGCGAAGTTTCGATCATGTTACAGCCGAGACAATCCATAGTTGTCACGTGACAACTGATTTGTCACGACCGGTGAGATAAAGCGATTCGTCAATTTTTAACACACCGTTTGTCATCCGGTCTAGACGCCATGCTTGTTTTTGCGGAATGATCAATTTCCATCCTTGCACCGCCTGCGTTGATAGCCCAAGTGCCGCAGCAGTAGCTCGTTTCCCACCAAAATGCGCTAAAACATCTTTAGTTTTCATACGTAACCCTTTGATTTCATTAATAAATAAATAAATGTTAAATAGTTGTAAATATATGTTTACAACCTAATGTTTAACAATTATAATTCTTTATGTAGCAACTTGTAAATACACCTTTACCGGAGATACAAAATGAAAATCAAAATCGTAGAAGCAAACCGCCGCTCCATCAACGCCTTGCTAGGCGAGATTAACGGCAAAGCGTTGGCGCACACAGCGCACGACAAGCACATTTTTGAGCTTGCTGAACTCATGGAAATGCGTCTGCACAAATTCAGCATTGCAAAAAAAGATCGCGCCGGTGCGAAAGCATCGGGGATGTCTGGAGGTAATGTTCCGATTTCTTATAAATACAACCGCATCGTCAATACTTACGCGATTGAGCGCGGCGCTACAGATTGGTTTTTGATCGACGCGGAATGCATTGGAGTGTGGGGCAGCGCAAGCAAAGATCGTTTGAGCCTGACACTCGTGCAGCGCGACATTGCGGTTAGCAAATTCACCGCGCAGTTTTCGGTGCAACCTGTTGTTGAACTTGCTGTAGCCGCGTAAGACTTGCAAGGAAAGGGTCCGCCCTTTCTTGGCAATTTTTGCCAACACGCTCGCCGGTGCGGAATCCGGTAACAGTACAGGAAAAGATATGACAACCTTAATGCAAGCAAATCGCCAGTGGTCCGCCCGTCCTTCAGATGAGCGTTTTTTAAGCCTTACCGAACTCAACGAGCATGTGCAAACCGTCCGTGAACGTAGCCACGCCAAAGTAATGAGCAGCAGGGTTATCGAATGCCGCCCCGTCGAAGGTGATAACAAGGCTTTGATCTGTGTTGGCCCCAACGGTGGTGATGTAAATATTACCAACTGGTCTTTCGGGCAACTCGCACAACGTGCCGGCGCGCCATCAGGTTATCTTCGCAGTTTGCCCTCGCCGATGGCAGCCGATTGCATCAACTACGGATTGCAAGTTTCGCGTGACATTGAAGATTGCGGAATTCTGCTTTATAAAAACGGTGGCCCTGCTGAACTCCGCGCTGTGACAGGCCCGAATTATGGCAGGGTGTGGAATTCGACGATAACGCAAGCATTGGTTGATCGCTTCGGTGATGGCCTTACAGGTGATTTCCGCATACCCGGCGAATTTGGTAAAGATGTTCCGATAACAAAAACCAACACCACTCTTTATGCTAGCGACAGAGATATGTTTGTATTTCTTGCTGACGAAAAGCACCGCATTGAAATCCCTAATCGTCGAGATGGTAAAACAGGAGAAATGGCGCGAGGCTTTTTTGTGTGGAACAGCGAGGTAGGCTCATCGACTTTGGGAATTAGCACGTTTCTTTTTGATTATGTTTGCAGCAATCGAATTGTGTGGGGCGCTACGCAATACGCAGAAGTCAAAATTCGTCACACAGCATCCGCATCAGACCGCTGGCTTGAAGAAATTGCACCTGCAATCGAAAGCTACGCCACCAGCAGCACAACTAGCGTTATCAAAGCAATCGAAGATGCTCGCGCCAACCGCATTAACAACGTAGATGAATTCTTGTCCAAACGCTTTACCCGCAGTCAAGCCAGCGCGATTAAAGCGGCTCACATGAACGACGAACAACGACCGATAGAAACGATGTGGGACGCGGCTACAGGCATCACGGCTTACGCTCGCGGAATACAGCATCAAGATTCTCGCGTATCGCTGGAACGTGAAGCTGGCAAGTTGCTCAACTAAATAACGGGGCGGGTAATTCCCGCCCTATAAATGGAGAAACAAAATGCAATTATCAGATGCAATTGAACACGATTTGGCAACACTTGGTTGGAACGCACAACCTGATGGCTGGCAATGGTGCGATTACGGCGCGGTGTGCGCTTGGGTCGATCCCGAAGCCGTTGATTTAATTGAAGGTCGAATCGAATGGGAGAAAGCATGATTGCCGAACGCTGCATGTGCGGTGCCACGGATTGCTCTCGCTGTTATCCGAACCAACCCGCAAAGCCCACGGCTCGGCATTACGAACTTGCGCTTGAGCATGTGGTTGAGTGCGTTATTGACCACGGTAGGTATCCTGCCAATGGTCGAAGCGAGTTTGATTTGTATGATTGGCTTTATGAGCATCGAGATGCGAGCTATTTTCTTGAGATGTATATCTCGGTTCTCAGCAATACTCGATCATTTGCGTTTGAAAATCGCGTCGAACACGAACTTGTAACGGTGAAAGAATTGTTGCAAACACATTTTAAAGACTCGGATTTCGTGGCAGAACTTGCCGCTGAATACGCAAGCGAATCATGAGCATCTCAGAAGTCTGTTTTTACGCTTGCGTCGTCGGCGCGGTGATATGTTTTTCAATTCTAATATATGGGGTAACAAATGAATAAATCAGAAAGCATTGCAGGACTCGCAGCAGCACTGGCGGCGGCGCAAGGCGTGATGAAAGGCGCACTTAAAGACTCTGCTAACCCGTTTTTCAAAAGTCGGTATGCTGACCTTGCCAGCGTCGTGGAAGCCATACGTGCCGCGTTTAGCGCTAACGGCTTGAGTTACATCCAGACCGTCGAACCGAGCGACAAAGACGAGGTGCGCGTCGAAACGACGTTGCTTCACGCATCCGGCGAGTGGATTTCGTGCGGTATCCTGTCCCTGCCTGTCAGCAAGATTGACGCGCAGGGATACGGCTCGGCACTTACCTACGCTCGCCGCTACAGCTTGTCTGCCGCTGTTGGAGTAGCACCGGAGGACGACGATGGCAACGCAGCCAGCCTTGCAAAACCCAAGCCGACGATGGATTGCACAGATCACATTTCAGCGTTTCATGCCGCAGCAACTCTTGATGACCTTCAAACAGCATTTAAAACGGCTTACAAAACGGCTCAGGTAGCGCAGGATTCAATGGCAATGGCTACGCTCACCAACGCTAAAAACAAGCGCAAAGCTGAACTGACTATATGAAAATCATTGATGCGGTTCAAGGAACTCCGGCATGGCTTGCGGCTCGTGCGGGACGGGTTACTGCCAGCATGATTTCGGCGGTGTTGATGAAACCGGAAACAGCGGGATTTCGGGACTACCAGGCACAGCTCGTTGCTGAAATCCTGACCGGCAAACCACAGGGTTCGGACTACACAAACGCCCACATGCAGTTCGGCACAGAGACAGAGCCGCTTGCACGAAGCGCCTACGAAGCTGAGACGGGGTTTAGTGTTGACGAGGTAGGGTTATGTATCCATCCGACCATCGACCGCGCTGGTGCCAGTCCTGACGGTCTTGTAGGCAATTCAGGGCTGGTAGAGATTAAGTGTCCGAAGGTTGCGACTCACTTGGCTTACCTGCTGGCCGGTGTTGTCCCGTCAGGCTATAAAAACCAGATGATGTGGCAGATGGCTTGCACCGGGCTCGACTGGTGCGATTTTGTTAGTTTTCGCCCTGACCTACCGGAACATTTACAACTTTTTATCGTTCGTTTTAAGCGGGATTCTGAGAAAATATTAGAGCTAGAAACCGCCGTAATTTCTTTTCTGTCCACCGTGGACGCAATGCTAGCAAAACTCAAAAAGGTATAAACATGCACATTTCGATAGTTTGGCACGACCG